GTTACATTTACAACTTCTGCTCCTTTACCATCGGGATTAGTGAATGATAAAACTACTTTGCCAGCATTTTGAGTGCCTTGATGTTTCTCTTGGAAACGTTCTTTGATATCTTCTTTAACTTCAGGTGTTAATTTACCACTAAAGAAAGTTATAATATGACCAGCACTAAATCCATTCTTTACTAAAGAGTGAAAAAAGTTGCTAATCTCAATATCGGTATTAATGTCCAATAGAACGCTTGAATAATCGGGTGAAGGGTAAAGTCCATCTAATTCATTTAACGAAGGTGTAAAGTCCTTAGAATAGTAAATTGAGGCACCTATAAAACCTTCCTTGTAAAATGGAAAGTAAGTTTTCTTTAAATGATAACTTTTAGCAGTCCAGTCATCACTATACCAAACTCCGCAATTATCTGCACTTAGTCTAAGCTTACCCATATCTAAATGGTAAAACTCAATCGGTTGCCCTATTAAATTAGTTGTTACTTGACATGCGAAACCTCCGTAAATTGCTTTATCGGAATCACATTTTTTTCTTAATTCATACCATGAATCAAACCTATTTGCCTTGGCTAAAAATTGTTGAACTTGTGGTAAATCTTGACTAGGCACTATTTTAAGTCCGCTAAGATAACGTGCTTTACCTTTTACAATAGCAGCATGCTCAGGGTGGTTGTTATAAGAATTTAATAAATCTTTTGGAAAGTTATTATCTTTGCCCCACTTAACAAACTCACCAGATGTATCTATTTTATAAGTCGGAAGTTGATTAACATCCATCTTAATAGTAATTATGTCATTATATACTTCTAATTTTCTAGCCATTATAAACTTTATTAGTTGTTGTGCCACCTTGGTATTCAGCAAAGGTAACTGTAGTTAAATCATAACAAGTTGCATAACCTAATTCCACTACATTTAATCCCGCTGGATTTGTGTTCGAGCTACTAGCTTGTTCGTAAATTGTATATTCATAATCCCCTACAGTCAACTTGATTTGAGGGATTGTTGGTGTTGTTGTTTCTACTATTGTAAATTGATTAAACCTATCTTTTTGTGTACTGTTATCAATCGGAATAATAAATTGCTTTGTATTTGTTGAAACGTTTTTAAACTCAAATAAAAAATAAGGATTGTTCAACAAACATTTTTCAGTAAGTGTTAAAACAACTGTATTCGAAGTATTTTTGTTTATCGTTATCACTACTTTAATAATGTTTAAATATACAAAATTGTTATTTAAAAAAAAAGCTCAAGCTTACGGGCCTGAGCTTAACTTTAAAAAGTTACTTATTAAACTATTAAGTTAGCAATTAAAGTACCTGTTACTTTGTAAATTGGAGATATCTCTTTGCCTTTGAAGGAAAGTTTGTGTCCAGCTAGGTCCACAATGTTCATACCGCTTTCAGTTGACCAAGTTAATAAATCCATTCCATTCTCTTTACCAAATAACCAATAGTCACCATTAACATCTTGAACCATCATAGTCAAAACATTTTGAGCAACTAATTGAATTTCTTGAATAACTGTAGAAGTTAATTTTTTAATAGTGAAATCAATTTGTGGTTCGTATGAAATAGTTCCTGAAGCTGGTGTGAACGTTCCGTTGGAAGTGAAAAGTCCTTGTTCCTTATCGAGCGAATATACCCGATATTTCTTGCCTGTAGCTAAAGTATAAGCTGTAACCACTCCAGCAGTTGCTGTAAAAGTATAACCAGTTCCTGAATTGTTTTCAAATTCCGTTAGGTAAACCGCACGGATGCCACCCGCTCCACCTTTACACCCTAAATATGTGTAGCCGCTTGTTAAAATACACGCCATTTTTTTATAATTTTAATTGTTTATAATAAGGAGGGTTACCCCTCCATTAAATTTATCCTACGTAAAGAACATTCATTGCTTGATTCACAACGTGTGCGAATATTGTCATGATGTTTTTTACAAACATATCTTCACGATTGAAAGCAATTTTGTTAACTTCAAATTTATTGATATCACTTGTTAAATCAGTACACCAAAAAATGTAGTCCGGCCTGCAAGCTATAAGAACGTTACTTGCTAATGGAACAAATTGTAATTGAACCCCATTGTAAAAATAAGCTTCAGTCGGTTGTCCTAAATTAGTTACCGCAAATAAATCACGATAAGTAGCTGTAATGTTATAAACATTTATAAATTGCTTTACATTGTAAGGACAATAGATAAAAGGTTTAACAGCTCCAAATAAAACACGAGCGGGAATTGCGTTGTAAACTTTTGCCATTTCAGTAGCAATATTACTTGAATCTAAAGTAGTTCCAGCAACTTTAACACGAGTTCCTAAATTTCCCCCATTATATATCATACGGGTGGCGACTCCATCTAGTAATGAAGCTGAACCCGAAGCAACTAATGTTTGTTCTGCAGCACCTACTGAACCTTGACCAGTTCCAGGAGTTAAAGCAGCTACCGCTGTTCTAGTAGCACTTGTTGCACCATTCCAAAACTTAGATTGTAAATCTTCAGCAATTAAATTACCATAAGACTTTAATACTACTGAACCAAATTCACTTGATTCAATTTCCCATGCACCTGGCTTCATAGTCGTTTTGAAACGTGAAGAACGTAAAGAATTAGGATCAAATTCTTGGTAGTACATTAATTTAGTTGGAGTAATCAAAGTATCAACTAATCCAAAAGTTCCTGATGAAGAAGGAGCACCACTTGCAAATGCTTGAGCTGTTACGGTATTATCCGATTCAGTAAAGATCGTGTCCGCTTTAATATCGGTTGCTAAACTTACTAAGTTCTTATTTACAGTATCATTTGCAAATAAAATTTCTTCGATTATCGGTTGTACTGCTACACCTCTTAAATCTACTATTGTTGCTGAAATTGCCATTTTATATTTTGTTTTAAATTATTATTAATTAATTATTTTGTTAGTCTAAATTTTTCTAAAGGACTTAATTCTTCCCAACTTTTAGAAACCTTAGTTTCATTTTGTATTGGTGTGTTTAAAATTTCGTTAACTACTTTGTTAAGTAAAACAACTTGTTTTTTCAAACTAGATATTTGACTTTCTAAAGATACTTGCATGTTACTCATTTGAGTTTTCATATCAGGCATCTTTAATTCTGGAGCAACTACTTCAGGTAACTCAGGAGCTTCTTCTGCCTTACTTGCTATCTCAGCTACTACGCCACTTGCAATAGTTACGATGTTGCCATCTTCCATTGTGTATTCACCATCCATTATTGGAGTTGCTGTTCCACTTGTAATATCCATTATTGCAGTTCCGATAACTAATTCCCCATCATAAGCAAATACTAAACCATCAACTGTTTTAGCTTCTTTCATTTTAACTTCAGGAGTTTGCTCGGTACTTGGTTTTTTTTCGTCAGTTGGCATTGTAGGTTTTTCAGCAACTGGATTAAGACCTTCTAAGGCCACACGTTCATCAACACTTAATTTAGTTATGATAAAGTCTTTAATTTTTGAGATAACATTTGTTTCCATAATTAAATAATGTTTAAAGTTTTTAAATTGTTTATTATTTTTATTATTTGTTCGTCTGACATAGTTACTTTTTTTACTTCAGCTGTTTTAAATAACCCATCAATCGAAACGCCATTAACTTCACCCGACTTAATTTTTGTCCATACGTCATCCGATTCAACCTTGCCCGTTAAAAACCAAGTTCCCTCTGGCAATCCTTCGAACCCTTTAGCTGTTGCAAATCTTTCATTATTTAATAATACTGATTCAAAGAATGTAACCCCTTCTATTAATTTACTTGAATGCTCAATATCTACAGCACTGCTTAAATTATCTTTAACCCATTTTTGTTCTACAAGTTCAATCGTTTCTTTATCGAACATCAAATTAAATTCCTCACCAGCTATATTCCGATATATTAATTGATTCGGTATAAGTACAGGAGTAAATATAATTCTCTTGTCTTCGTTTTGAATTGCTAACTTGATTTCAGATTGCTTGTTAAACTTAATCCAATTTATTTGAATTGCTGGATCGCTAACCAAACTAACTGTCTTTAATCCCATCTCTGAATCTTCGACATCTATTATTGCTTTCTTTATTGGTAATTCCATAATCTAATAATGTTTAAATTTTAAATATTGTTTTTATCCATAAGTGGATTCCGATACTAATTTGTTTACTCTATTTGTGGTGCTTCGGTTTTCAGTTTCTACAACGTATGCTTTAACAGGCGCAAAGTTATTATTTTGATTACCAGTAAATGTAGTTGATTGCCCTTGACCTGGTCCATATATTGCTGGAGCTTGACTTGTTGTTGGTGATGCATCTGCTGCTGCTGGTATTCCTCCCGCTGTAGCTCCGCCTTCATCAAATTGTGTAGCATTTATGGCAGCAATGT